GCCCATACCCCTCGCCCTCTCCAAGAGGAACAAAACCGAGTAGTCCCTCAATATCATGTTCGACTCCGGCCCCTCGAGGAATGCTGGGAGGAAATCCCAGTAGCCCCCGATGGCCGTGTGCGAACCGATATAGTGGGTCCTACACTTGAGTCCCTCTAGAGTTTCCGAGAGCACCCCCCTGACAAACGCAGCCCTCCCCCCCTCCCTACGAGAGAAATCGTAGGTAGAGGAGGAGGTGTTTGTCAGGGTGATTGCCCGGGAACTCGGGGGGAACTCACTACGGTAGAGTTCCGCGAAATCTTCAGCGAGATTAAGGAGCCCTTCACTCGTCACACCACCGCTAGTGGTCGTCTCCTGGTGCAATTCAAGAGATTTCTTACATTTCTCTTGAGACGGCACCGGTAGACCACCCTTAACGGAGTAAAGTGTGTAGAGGTGAAAGGAGTTCCTCTCGGAGGAGGCCCCCTCGGGCGAGTAGGGACCCTTCGTTGGTAACAGTAAACCACGAAGGACCCCTTTTGCCCAAGGGAAGAGGACCCACCCATCGCGAGTTGCGCCGATGGTACCTGACTCTACTTCAGGTCGAGAGTAATCACTCTCGATTGAGTAGTACAGGGCCCAATCACACAAACTCGCGACACGGGACAGGGTCCAGTCGCCTCCTTGGAAGCACCAAGACCTGAGGAGCCACCTGTACAACTTCAGGATTCCAGATCTCGTCTCTTGGTAGAGCCGTGGGGTTAGAGATAACCCCTTGACCAGACCAGGAGATATAATCTCTAGGAAACCGGAAATTGACAGCCAGGTGTCCCTCAGGCGACCTCGGTCCTTTCCACTGAGATTCCGCAGTAAATGCGAGAATACAGATCGTCGACCTCCAATGAACTTCCACGTGATCCCGTTAGGGAGAACCGCCTTTCGACGGCCCTTGGCCTTCGGGGATCGGTGTCCATCTCCCTCAAAGGGAACCTTGAGTGGTAACTTAAGTGTTCTCTTCATGGGCTTTTAG